AACAGTTTCTTGCGCGCGCAGGTTTCGGGGGGTGGGGGGTCAACACGAGGGGTGAAGCAAGTGGGTGCACGTGGTCCTGTTGGCAAGCCGCCCGAGCTGCGTGCGCTCGAAGGCGGGCGCGGCCATCGGCCCATCGATCTCACGTCGATGTTCAGGCCCGAGGTCGGCATGCCGCCGATGCCGCGCAACCTCACGCGCGAAGGGCGCAAGGCGTGGAAGCGCCTGGCGCCCGAGCTGGTGCGCTACAACCTGCTGAGCAAGGTCGACGCTGACGGCTTCGGGCAGCTCTGCCGCACGATCGGCCGCCTCGAGGTGCTGGAGAACAGCTTTCGCGCCTCGCAGGAACACCTGCTGTCGGAGAACAAGGATCCGGCGCTGGCGTTCGTCGCGCACACGCCCAACGGCCTGCAGGTGCAGTCGGGCCTGTACCAGGTGCTGAACCGTGAGAGCGAGAAGCTGCGCGGCCTGCTCGCTGAATTCGGGTTGACGCCGGCGCAGCGCGCGCGTGTGACTACCGCCATCCGCGCGCAGTTGCAGCTCTTCGACGGCGGCGCCGGCGGGGAGGCCGCCAAGCCTGCGGAGTCCGCCGGGTTCGCGGGCTTCGAATGAGCAGCTATGCCGACCGCGCGCGTGCCTACGCGCAGCGTGTGGTCGATGGTACGGAGGTGGCAGGCAAGTTCGAACGGCTCGCCTGCGATCGCTTTCTGAAGGACCTCAAGCGCAGCGGCACTGATGAATATCCGTACCGCTTCGACGAGTCCCTGGGCGCGCGCTGCTGCCGCTTTCTCGAGCTGCTGCCGCATATCAAAGGGCAATGGGCGCGCCCCGAGTACGTGGGCGGGCAGCGCCGTTACGCGAAGCTGAAGCTGGAGGACTGGCAAGTGTTCATCGTCATGAACGTGATCGGCTGGGTGCACAAGGTCACCGGCCTGCGCCGCTTCCGCCGTGTGTACGAAGAGGTCGCGCGCAAGAACGCGAAGAGCACGCTCGCCGCCGGCCTGCTGCTCTTCTGCCTGACGGCCGACGCCGAACCCGGCGCACAGGTGTACAGCGCGGCCACCACCGGCGACCAGGCCAAGCTGGTCTTCGACGACGCGCGCAACATGGCCTTGCGCGAGCCCGAGTTCCGCCAGCGCTTCGGCGTCACCGTCGGCGTGCACGACATCACCGTGCCCGAGACAGCCAGCAGCGCCAAGCCGCTCAACGCCGAAGGCAGCACGCTCGATGGCCTGAACATCCACGCCGCCATCGTCGACGAACTGCACGCGCACAAGACGCGCGCCGTCTATGACGTGCTCGACACCGCCACCGGCGCCCGCAGCCAGCCGCTGATCATCATGATCACCACGGCCGGCAGCGACCGTGCAGGCGTCTGCTACGAGCAGCGTGACTACACGGTGAAGGTGCTCGAGCGCACCGTCGACGACGAGACATGGTTCGGCATCATCTTCACGCTCGACGAAGGCGACGCGTGGCACGATCCCGCGGTGTGGCGCAAGGCGAACCCGAACTACGGCGTGTCCGTGCTCGAAGACGACATGCAGGCCGCCTGCCGCAAGGCGCTGGCCATGCCCAGCGCACAGGCAAACTTCCTGACCAAGCGCCTGAACGTCTGGGTGAACGCCGACAGCGCTTGGATGGACATGCAGGCCTGGGACCGCTGCGCCAATCGCGCGCTCACCATCGACCAGGTCAAGCATCTGCCGTGCTGGATTGGGCTCGATCTCGCCAGCAAGGTCGACGTGGCCGCGAAGGTGTACGTGTTCCGCGACATCGAGGCCGACCGCTACTACCTCATCCCGCGCTTCTGGCTGCCCGAGCGCGCCGTCGAGCAGGGCCGCAACAGCCAGTACGACGGCTGGAAGCGTGCCGGTCATCTGCAGGTCACTGACGGCGAGGTGATCGACTTCGACGAGATCGAAGAGTCCATCGCTGGCGATGCAGGTGGATTCCCCGGTGACATGCAGACCCTGCAGGACGTGCGCGAGCTGCCTTTCGACCCGTGGCAGGCCACACAGATGGCCGGCCACCTCCTGGAGCAGGGCGTGCCCATGGTCGAGTACCGCCAGACCGTGCAGAACATGAGCGAGCCGATGAAAGAGCTCGAAGCGCTGGTGCTGCAGGGCAAGCTCGAGCACGACGGCAACCCCGTGATGACCTGGATGATCAGCAACGTCGTGTGTCACTGCGACGTGAAGGACAACATCTATCCGCGCAAGGAGCGTGCGGAGAACAAGATCGACGGCCCGGTGGCCGCCATCATGGCCCTTGGTCGCGCGACGACCGGCGGCGACGAAGCGCCCGACCTCGCGTCGTTCCTGTCGGCCCCGATCATCGTATGACCCAAGCCGCGACCAACGCCCGGCCACCAGGCCGCATCAAGTCGGCCCTGCTTGGCGCTGTGGCCGGATGGTTCGGCCGGCACGTGGTGCTGGGCGACCCGTTCGCCGGCGCGCTGGGCGCCTCCGATGCTTGGTCCGGCCAGCGCGTCACCGTCAACAGCGCGCTGCAGCTCAGCGCCGCCTGGGCCTGCGTGCGACTCATTTCGGAAACCGTCTCGACGCTGCCCTTCGGTTTGTACCGCCGCGCGGGCGATGGCTCGCGAACCGCGGCCTCCGACCACCCGCTCTATGGCCTGCTGCACCATCAGCCGAATGCCGACATGACGGCGGTCTCGTTCTGGCAGGCCATCTTCGCGAGCCTGCTGCTGTGGGGTCGTGCGTGCGTCGAGAAGCGCTACATGGGCACCACCCTCGTGGCGCTCGACTTCCTCATGCCCGATCTCGTGTCGTGCAGACGTCTGGCCAGCGGCACCGTGGTGTGGGAGTACGCCGATCCGGCCACGGGCCGCGTGCGCGAGATCCCCGAATCGGGCATGTGGTACACGCCGGCCTTCAGCATCGACGGCATCAACGGGCTGTCCCCCATCAGCTACGGCGCCCACGTGTTCGGCGGCGCCATGGCCGCCGAGCGCGCGGCGTCAGAGACCTTCAAGAACGGCATGAAGTCACCCGGCCTGGTGACGATGAACTCCATATTGAAAGCGGAGCAGCGCGAGGATGTGCGCAAGCACGTGGCCACCGTCGGCCGGCAGGGCGGCATCATGGTGCTCGAGGCCGGAGCCAGCTTCCAGGCGCTGCAGATGAATCCGGAAGACGCCGAGCTGCTCGCCACGCGCGGCTTCGGCGTCGAAGAAGTGTGCCGCTGGTTTCGCGTGCCGCCGTTCATGATCGGCCACGCCGAGAAGTCGACGAGCTGGGGCACCGGCATCGAGCAGCAGATGATCGGCTTCATCACCTTCGTGCTGCGGCCATGGTGCGTGCGCGTTGAGCAGTCGATGCGGCGCAGCCTGCTCACGCCGGCGGAGCGGCAGACCATGTCGGGCGAGTTCGCGCTCGAAGGCCTGCTGCGCGGTGACAGCGCGTCGCGCGCCACCTTCTATTCGCAGATGACGCAGAACGGCATCTACACGCGCGACGACTGCCGGCGCAAGGAAAACATGCCCACCATAGGCGGCAACGCCGACGTACTCACCGTGCAGTCCAACCTGCTGCCCATCGACCAGCTCGGCGCCGCGCCGCCCGGAACCACCACCGCCGATGCCCTGAAGGCATGGCTCGGCCTCGAAGAGAAAGGCAACTCGCAATGAAGCATTCCAAAGGTGCGGGCATGAAAGTCCGCGACTTCGCGCTCCAGATCAAGGCCGTCAGTGATGACGGCCTTTTCTCTGGCTACGGCAGCGTGTTCGGCGTTGTCGACAGCTACCGTGAAGTGGTCGAGAAAGGCGCCTTCCTGCAATCGCTCAATGAGCAAAGCAGCAAGGACCGGCCCATCCCCGTGCTGTGGCAGCACCGCAGCGGCGAGCCCATCGGCGTGTACGACAAGGTCTTCGAAGATGACAAAGGCCTGTACGTCGAAGGGCGCCTGCTGATCAAAGACGTGGCCCGCGCCGCCGAAGCGCACGCGCTGATGAAAGCCAAAGCCGTGAGCGGCCTGTCCATCGGCTACTACGTGCGCGACGACTCATGGGACGAGAAGGAGCGCGTGCTGCGCCTCAAGCAGCTCGACCTGGTCGAAGTCTCGCTCGTCACCTTTCCGGCGAACGACGACGCCCGCGTCGATGCCATCAAGTCCAAGTTGGCGCACGGCGATCTGCCGACACTTCCCGAATTCGAGCAGCTCCTGCGTGAGGCAGGCTTCTCGAAGACTCAGGCCGCGGTGATCGCAAACCGCGGCCTGAAGCACCTGCTCGACCGGAGTGAGTCCGGGGGCGAACCCAGCGAACTCCTGGCTGCCCTGCAGTCGTTCTCCCTCAATTCCTGAAAAGGCACACTCATGAAAACGTACCGAAAAGCCGGGCTGTTCAGCCTGCTCACGCTCGCCGCCACTGCCGCCTTCGCGGCCATTGCCGACCCCGCCGCCGCGGCGTTCATTGCGGCGATCTTCTCCGACCCGCACACCGCCAGCGGCTTGCTGCTCGCCAACGGCGTGGCCGCGCTCGACGTCGACGCGGTGAAGACAGAACTCAAGAAGATCGGTGACCTGGTCAAGGAGCAAGGCGAGAAAGCCCTTGCCGAAGCCAAGAAGGCCGGCGATGCCAATGCCGACACGAAGACCAAGGTCGATGAACTGCTCGTCAAGCAAGGCGAGCTGCAGGCGCGCCTGCTGGAAGCCGAGCAGAAGCTGGTGCGCTCGGGCGGTCAAGCCGACACGCGCGAGAAGAGCGCCGGCCAGGCACTGATCGACTCCAAGGAGTTCAAGGAGTACGCCGAAGCCAAGAACTTCAAGAAGTCGTTTTCGCTGTCGATCAAGGCCATCACCAGCCTGCCCGCAAGCGCCGGCGATGGCGTGGTCGCCGACCGGCTGGCCGGCATCCTTGGGCTGCCCGAGCGCCGCATGACGGTGCGTGACCTCATCACCCCGGGCAGCACCGCCTCGTCGTCGGTTGCGTACATCCGCGAAACAGGTTTCACCAACAACGCCGCCACGGTGTCGGAGACGACTGCAAAGCCCGAGTCGAACATCACGCTCGAAGAAGACACCGCGCGCGTCGTCAAAGTCGCGCACTTCATCAAAGCGTCGAGCGAGATCCTTGCCGACTTTCCGGCGCTGCAGTCGTTCATCGACGGGCGCCTGCGCTACGGCCTGGCGATCAAGGAAGAAGACCAGTTGCTCAAGGGCTCTGGCGTGGGCAACAACCTGAGCGGCATCTACACGCAGGCCACCGCGTATTCGGCGCCCATCGCGGTGTCGGGCGCGACGAAGATCGACGTGCTGCGCCTCATGCTGCTGCAGGCCGAACTGGCCGAATTCCCGTCCACCGGCATCGTGATGCACCCGAGCGACTGGGCCTTCATCGAGCTGATGAAAGACAGCACCGGCGCGTACATCTTCGCCAACCCGCAGTCGCTGGCGCAGCCGGCGCTGTGGGGGCGCCCGGTGGTGTCCACCCAGGCCATGACGGTGGACACCGCCCTGGTCGGCGCCTTCCGTCTCGGGGCGCAGGTGTTCGACCGCATGCAGGCGGCCGTCACCATCGCCACCGAGAACGAGGACGACTTCGTCAAGAACCTGGTGACCATCCTCGCCGAAGAGCGCCTCGCGCTTGCCGTGTACCGGCCGGAAGCGTTCATCAAGAACGCGAACCTGCCCTGATCGTCTGATCGTCTGATCCAAGGGCCGGCTGGGCAACCCGCCGGCCCTTTTCTTGTGGAGAGCGACACCCATGATCGAAGTGATGCCCCTCGACGACTTCGTGCACGGCACCATCACCGCGCGCCGCGGCGTGCCAGTGCATGTCGGCAAGCACACCGCGCTGGGCCTCGAGCGTGCCGGCCTCGTGCGCGTTCACCAGGCGGCCGCTCCCCAGAAGAACAAGATGGACGCCAACCCGGGAGACGGCCCCGCGGGAAAAACTCAGGCCGCTGGCGAGGCGCCACCGTCGTCTGCATCGCCAGCGGCCCAAGCCTCAGTGCAGACGACTGCAAAGCCGTCCAGGCGTGGCGCACGGCAGGCCCTCTGAGGCATGTCATTGTCATCAACACCTCGTTCCGCATGGCGCCCTGGGCGGACGTGTTGTACGCCTGCGACCTGCGCTGGTGGGACGCCTACGGCACGGAGGCTGCGGCGTTCGCCGGCGAACGCTGGACGTGCGATCGTGCGGCAGCCGCCAAGCACGGGGCCCAGTGGATCGACTCCTGCGACGACGCGGGCCTGTGCCTCAAGCCCGGGCGCATTCACACCGGCTCGAACTCGGGCTACCAGGCCATCGGCCTGGCGCACGAGTGGGGCGCGCGCCGCGTCGTGCTGCTCGGCTATGACATGCAGCGTACCGGTGGTGCCTCGCACTGGCACGGTGACCACGCCGCCGGCCTGCCCAACCTCGGGCACCTGCCGTCATGGATCCGCCGCATGGCCGTGCTTGCCGCCGATTTGCGCACGCAAGGGGTTGACGTCGTGAACGCATCCGCGGAAACGGCGCTCACCTGTTTCGAGCGCAAGCCGCTGCGTGCCGCGCTTGGCACGGATCTGCCGCCGCTGCTGATCGACGGCATGCAGGGGCTGGGTGACAACCTCTACCAGCGGCCGGTGCTGCGCGAGATTCTCGCCACCGGGCGCACTGTGTACCTGTCGACCGCGTGGCCGCAGCTCTACGCAGATCTGCCCGTGCGCTGCGTGCGCCCGTTGACGCGGCTGCGCACGCAGTCCAAGAACGTGCGCCGGCTGAGCGCGTGGCACACCGCGCCGCGTGGTGCCGAACCGCTGCGCTGGACGTATGCCGGCCAGGGCGGAACGATCCTCGGGGCGCTGTGCGAGAAGGCGGGCGTGCACGCCGACAAGCTCGACTTCGCCGGCCCGCCGGTCGAGCGCGTGGCGCGTGCGCCCTACGTCGTCGTGCGACCCGCCACCATTCGTGCCGAGTGGCGAGCGGACGGCCGCAACCCGCAGCCGGAGTACATCGCCCGCGCCGCGGCCACGCTGCGCGAATGCGGGTACCGAATCATCAGCGTGGCCGATCTGCGCGCTGGTGAGGAGTGGGCGCTGCCGCCGCTGCCCGTGGCCGATGAAACCTATCACGCCGGCGAGCTGCCCATCGAGCGGTTGCTTGCGCTTGTGGCCGGCGCCGCCGCGGTGGTGGGTGGCGTCGGCTGGCTCGTGCCGGCGGCCGTGGCCTACCGCGTGCCGATGCTGCTGCTCTTCGGTGGGTGGGGGCGCGACAACGGCCCGCAGCGCATCTTCGACCCGCGCATGGACACGAGCCTGATTCATCAGGCCTTGCCGGACCGCTGGTGTGTGTGCGGCGATCGCGCCCACGCCTGCGACAAGACGATTTCGAACCTGGACGAACACCTTGAACGCTTCACGCTTCGACTCGCTCAGAGCCCGCGCGCTGCAATGGCTGCCTGAGCTGGGCGTCGGCTGGTTCCCGGTAGAGGCACAGCCCTACGATGCCGCGTACTGGGAGCGTTATCGCGCGCTCGACCGCACGCCCGCCGGTGACCAGCTCACCGACATGCGCGTCGACCTGGTGGCGCAGCACTGGGCCGGCGAGCTGGTGGATGTCGGCATTGGCGGTGGCCGCTTCATGCAGCAGCGGCCGTTCACGCTCGGCTTCGACGTGAACCCGGCCGCCGTCGCGTGGCTGCAGGCGCTGGGGGCGTGGCGCGACCCGTCTGCAGCGCCGGTCGATGCCCTGAGCTTCTGGGACTCGCTCGAGCACATCCACGACCCGGCGCCGCTGCTGCGCAATGTGCGGCGCTACGTCTTCACCAGCCTGCCCATTTTCGACGGGCCCGAGCACGTGCTGCGCTCGCGCCACTACCGGCGCGATGAGCACTGCTGGTACTTCACGCGTACCGGCATCGAGCGCTTCATGGCCGGCTTCGGCTTCGATCTCCTGCATGCCGACGAGCGCGAGCAAGCGGCCGGCCGCGAAGACATCGGCAGTTTCGTGTTCAAGAGAGTGCAATGAACCTGCGCACCATCACCCGCCCGGCCGTCGAGCCCATCACGCTCGAGGAAGCATTGCGCCACCTCGAGGTCGACTATGGCCAGCACGACAGCCCGCCCGGCGACCCGGCCACCTACTACCAGGCCGATCTCGTGAGCGAGCTCATCAGCGCGGCGCGCGCGCACGCCGAAGACTTTACCGAGCGGTGCCTGGCCGAAGGCACGTTCGAGCTGCGGCTGGACGCCTTCGCCAGCGTCATCAGCCTGCCCAAGGCGCCGGTGCAGTCCATCGTCTCGATCATGTACATCGACAGCGACGGTGCCGAGCAGACGCTCGACCCTGCCGTCTACACGTTCGACGACAACCCCGACGCCCCGGCCGTGCGCCTCGCCTACGACCAGACCTGGCCCGCCACGCGCAGCGAAGCGAACGCCGTGCGCATCCGCTTCGTGGCCGGCTTCCAGGCGGCCAGCAGCCCGCCGAACCCGGTGCCGCCGCAGATCAAGCAGGCGCTGCTGCTGATCATCGGCCACCTGCACGAGAACCGCGAAGACTCGTCGGCGGCGAAGCTTGAACCCATTCCGCTGGGCGCTCAGGCCCTCCTGCGCCCGCTGCGGCTGCACATGGGGGTGTGATGGCAACAACGTCCACAGTGACCTTTCGTGTGCGCATCGCGTGGTGGTTCAAGCCATACACGCTGGCCCTGTGCTTCGTCGCCGCGCTGACGCGCGCTGAGCCCGACTGGCAGAAGTTCGAGCGTGTCATCAAGCGCGCCGTCAAGTTGGAGCTGATCTGATGCGCGCCGGCACCATGCGTCACCGCCTCGTGATCGAGCAGCCGGTGATGAGCGATGACGACGCGAGCATTGAAAGCTGGGTGCCCGTCACCACCGTGGCCGCATCCATCGAGCCACTCACCGGGCGTGAACGCCTGAGCGCCGATCAACTGCAGGGCGAGACCGACACGCGCATCCGCTTTCGCTGGTCGCCGCGGGTGGCCGGCATCACCGCCGCCTGGCGTGGCCGGCATGGCAGCGTCATCTACAACATCGGCAGCATCGCAGACGCGAAGCTGCGCCACCGCGAGCTCGAGCTGCTGTGCACGAGCGGCGTGAACGAGGGCTGAAGCATGCTGGTCACCTTCGAAGGCAAGGGCAAGGAACTGCACGATCTGCTACGCCGTGAGCTGGGTGTGCCCGACCGCGCGAGCTGGTTCGAGGTGCGCTTCGCCCGCGATGAAGTCGTGCAGGTCAAGTGCCAGTACGAGCCCGAGAATTCCTCGGTCATTGCCACGGTGCCGTTCGCGCCGAACATGAAAGTGGAGGGCTGAACCATGGCCATCGGAGGAAGCATCCTCGGGCGCAGCGCGGCAACGAACCAGCACGTGCAGATCGCCGGCCTGCGTGAGCTGCTGCAAGGCCTGTCGGACCTGCCGGCAGAGCTGGGCAAGGGCGCCATCTACGCCGCGCTGGGCGGCGCGGGCCGCGTGGTGCGCGACGATGCCAAGGCCCGAGCGCCCGTGCTGCAAACGCCCACGAAGAACCGCAACGCGGGCACCGTGCGCGATGCCATCCGCGTCTCGCGCAGCAGGATCAACAAGGGTCAGAACGGCTTGTGGGAAGTGATCGTGCGGGTCAAGCCCCTGAAGGGCAAGCAGATCAAGAAGTTCAAGGCCGCCACCGGCCGCACTGGCGCGCAGAACCCGAACGATCCCTACTACTGGTGGTGGCTCGAGTTCGGCACCTCCAAGATGGCCGCGCGCCCCTTCCTGCGCCCGGCCTTCGACTCCACGAAAGATGCGCAGCTCGCCGCCATGCGCAAGCGCATGAAGGCCGGCATCGAGCGCGCGGCCAAGAAGATCGAAACGCAGGTGCGCCGTGCCGCTTGAAGCAGACGTCTGGACGGTGCTGACCGCCGGCACGCCCACCGCCGCCGGCGCGCGGGTGTACCGCAACGCCGCGCCGCAGGGTGCGGCAGAGCCGCGCATCACCTTCGCCCGCGCCACCAATGCGCCTGTCGTGTCGCTGTCTGGTCGCAGTGGCCTCGACCAGGTGCGGCTGCAGGTCGACTGCTGGGCCAAGAGGGCCGAAGACGCGCAGGCCCTCGCGCACCAGGTGCGCCTGCTGCTCGAGGCGCAGCCCTTCAAAGCGCTGATGCAGAACGACTTCAGCGCCTTCGAGCCCGACACCAAGCTGCACCGCTGGTCCATGGATTTCCGCTGCTGGGATCGGCTGTAGCCCGGCCTTCACGTTTCAACCACCGGCCCGCCTCGTGCGGGCTTTTTCATTCCCGAAAGGCATCGTCATGAGCGACAACGCACTCGAAAGCCAAGGCACGGTCATCGCGATCGACCTGGGCAGCTCTCCCCAGACCTTCACGGCGATCGACGACGCGAAGGGCCTGAACTTCCGCACCGGTTCTGCCGCGGTCATCGACACCACCGACCTGTCGAGCACGGCCAAGCACAAGCGCATGGGCTTGCCCGACGAAGGGCAGTGCACCTTCACGCTGCACATCCAGCCGAAGGACCCCACGCATGCCGAGCTGATGGCCGCCAAGGCCGACCGGCAGCGCCGCAACTTCCAGGTCACGCTCACCGACGAGAGCCCGTCCACGACGTACGCCTTCGCCGGCTTCGTGCTCAGCGTGCCGATCGCGGCCGACATCGATGGCGTCATCGAGTCGAGCATCACCATCGAAATCACCGGGGCCGTCACGGAAGTCTGATGAGCATGCTGACCCGAGAGGCCATCCTCGCCGCCGACGATCTCAAGCGCGAGGAAGTGCAGGTGCCCGAGTGGGGCGGGGCGGTCTGCGTCACCACCATGACAGGCGCCGGCCGCGATGCGTGGGAGCAGTCGCTCGTGGGCGCCAAGGGCGCGGTGAACATCACCAACGTGCGTGCGCGCCTGGTGGCCTACACCGTGGTGGATGCCGAGGGCCAGCGCCTGTTCACCGATGCCGATGCCGAGGCGCTAGGCCGCAAGTCGGCCGCGGCCCTGGACCGGTGCGCCAAGGTCGCGCAGCGCCTGAACGGCCTGAACGACACCGCGTTGGAGGACGCCCGGGGAAACTGATGGCGCGGCCGGAGCGGCGTTTCTACGTCGAACTCGCCGACCGCTACCACCTGCCCGTGGGCGAGCTGCTGCGCCGCTTCACCGCGCCCGAGATCACCGAGCTGATGGCGCTGTATGACCTGCGCGCCAACCCACCCAAGAAAGTGCAGACGCCTGCAGAGACGCGCGCCGCACTTTCCGCGCTCGCCAAGGGCACGGCCAAACGCTCGAAGAAAGGACCCCGCTGATGGCATCACTCGGCTCGCTCGTCGTGTCGCTCGCCATGGACACGGCGAGGTTTCAAGGCGACATCGGCAAGGCCGCGCAGCAGATGCAGCGCCTGGTGCAGCAGGCCGGCAAGATGGGCGCAGCCATCGGTGCCGCCGTTGGTGCCGGCGCCGCCGCCACGCTGGTGATGGTCAAGCACAGCATCGACGCCGCCGACGCGGCGACGAAGCAAGCGCAGGCCGTGGGCCTCACGGTCGAGAAGTACACCGAACTGACCTACGCGGCCGGCTTGTCCGGTGTGGCGCACGAGTCGCTCGGGCAGTCGCTCGGAAAGCTGGCGAAGGGCGCTGCCGACGCCGCTCGTGGCAGCGGCGAGGCCATGGGTGCGTTCGATGCCATGGGCATCAGCATCAAGAACACCGACGGCACGCTGAAAAACACCGACCAGCTCATGGGCGAGGTGGCCGATAAGTTCAGCACTTACCGCGACGGCGCCGCGAAGACAGCCCTCGCGCAGCGGCTCTTCGGTGAGTCGGGCACCAAGCTCATTGCGATGCTCAACGGCGGTGCCAAGGGGCTGGCAGACATGGCCGCCGAGGCGAACGAGCTCGGCGTTGTCATTGCTACAAAGACGGGAAAGCACGCCGAAGAGTTGAACGACAACCTAGCTCGGCTCGATGCGGTGAAGCAGGGCCTTGTGAACCGGATCACTGCCGAGTTGCTGCCGTCGCTGCAAAGCTTGTCTACAGAGCTTATCGACTCTGCGAAGAGCAGCGGTGCGCTTGATCAGGCCGCCCGCGCCGCCGCCACCGGCGTGCGGTTCCTTGTGGCGGCGGCGGCGAACGTGGCCTATGTGTTCGCGGGCGTCGGAAACGAGATCGGTGGCATATTGGCGCAACTCGCCGCTTTGTCCACCGGTGACTTCAAGGCTTTCTCTGCCATCGGTGAGGCGATGAAAGAGGATGCTGAAGCGGCTCGCAAGAAGATCGACGCGATCAACGCTGCGATCTGGGATGAGACGAGTAGCTCGGTCCAGCGCAAGGTCGAAGACTTGGGCGGCAAGCTTGATGCGCCGCTCGTCAAGGGCGCAGAGAAAGCCGCCAAGGCCGCCAAGCAGATCCAGGACGAAGCGCAGCGGGCCTACGAGGCCATCCAGAAGCAGCTTGGCGGCATGCAGTTCGACGTCGACACCCAAGGCGCGAGCGACCGCATCAAGGGCCTGATCAAACTGCGGCAAGAGGGCGCTACCGGCGACCAGCTCTCCCGCTACCTGCAGTTGGCCGATGCGCAAGAGCAGTTCCAGCGGGCCACCGAAGCCGCCGCCAAGGCGCAGCAGACACAGCAGTCGTTGTTCGCCGAAGGCGCCAGCCTGGCCGAACAGATGCGCCTGCCGCTGGAGGTACTCGAGGGCACGCAGACCCGCCTGAACGAGTTGCTCAACGCCGGCGCCATCGACTGGCAGACCTACGCCCGGGCTGCGGCCAAGGCGCAAGACGACTTCACGTTGGCGACCAAGAAGGCCAAGGAGGGCACCGATCGGAACGCCCAGGCCGCCAAGGACCTCGGGCTCACGTTCTCCTCCGCGTTCGAAGACGCGGCCATCAGCGGCGCCAAGCTCAGCGATGTGCTCAAGGGCCTGGCGCAAGACGTGCTGCGCATCATGCTGCGCAAGAGCGTGACCGAGCCGCTGGCCGGCGGGCTCACCTCGTTCTTCGGCGGCATGTTCGGCGGCGGCGGTGGGGGCACGGTCTCCGGGGGCATCAGCCCGGGCGGCGGCTATGACATCCCGCTCATGGCCACCGGCACCAACTGGGTGCCGCGCGACAACTTCCCGGCGCTGCTGCACAAAGGCGAAGCGGTGGTGCCGGCAAAGTACAACCCGGCCGCAGGGGGCGGCGGCACCAGCATCGTGATTGAAAACCACGGCGCCCGCATCACCGAACAGCGCAGCAGGGGTTCAGACGGCCGTGAAGAGGTGCGCCTGATCGTCGAGGCAGCCGTGGCAGAGGTTGACCGACGCATCGGCTCGGGCGGCAGCACGGCGCAGGCGCTCAAGGGCCGCGGCCTCAACTTGAGCGGCGGCCTGCCGCGGCGCGCCTGATGGCCCTGCCGGAAATCCTGCCGCCTGCCGGCACGCCGGTGTTTCTGGCGGAGGGCCACGGCATCGAGCCGCAGAGCGTGTACGCAGACGTGCAGTTTGGCGCCGGTCACAGCCGCCGGCGCAGGGTATGGACGCGGGCGCCGCGCGTCGTGTCGGTCAGCTGGTTGCTCGAAGCCGACGAGATGGCGGCCGTCGACGACTGGTTCGAGAACACGCTGCTCGCCGGGGCCCGCAAGTTCTCCGCGCAGGTGGCGAACCAAGGGCCGGGCCTGCTGTGGTGGGAGGCGCAGTGGCTTGAGCCATACCACGCCGAAGCGATGCACCTTGGCCGCTGGCGCGTGACCGGCCAGCTCCTGCTCACCGGCGAAGGCACGCCCACCAAGCCGTACACGCCCGACATGACCGTGTCGTTCGCCTCGGCGCTCACCGGCAGCGCCTCGGCATCGATTGCGGCCACGCTGGCGCTTGAGATCCTGGTTCCGCTCACGCAACCGAGCGGCGGCTCACCAAGCCTGGGGGTCATCTCGTTCGTGGTTGCGCTGGAAAAAGCGAGCGGCGGCGGCGTCGATTCGTGCGACCCGTTCATCGTGCTCGGCAGCGCCGGCATCACGCTCAACATTGACCAGACCATCACCGCGCTCGCTACAAGCGGCGAGGTATTCACCGTTTGCGAGGCACTTACATGACCACAGGATTTCGTACCGTCACGGGCACCATCACCGGGCAGGCCGGCTCGCTGATCACGTTTGTCGACACGCTGCTCGACATCGGCGGGGTCGGCGCGTACTGGGTCAAGGAATTCACGGGCACGAACAAGGCGGTCTATCGCTCGACGGTGGGTGAGCGGTATTACCTGCGCGTGGACGACTCCGCTGCGCAGGTGGCCGGCGTGCGCGGCTACGCGTCGATGAGCGACGTGGACACGGGCACAGGAAGTTTCCCGGAAGCCGCGCAGCAGACGAACTGGAACTGGCGCAAGAGCAATACCGCAGACACCACCACGCGCACGGTGGTGGGCGTGGCGACGGATCGATTCTTCGTGCTGCTGGTAGCGGGCGGCTGGTCTGGCACCGGCCATGACATCGTGTTTTTCGGTGAGCCCAAGAAGCTCGTGCCCGGTGATGGCGGGGCAACCGTGCTGCGTGCCGTGCCGCTCGCGGCGATCGCGGGGGCGGGCTTCACCAGTGGTGGAATCACCAGCTCACTATTGTCGCTCGACAGCTACACGCCGCCGGCAGCAAACTCGAACCAGATGATGCCGTTCGCAAGATCGGCTGACGGAGCATCGAGCGCGGCGGCTGGCGTGTACATCCGCGCGAACGGCAACACAAGCAACCCGTATTCTGGCTATCCGGTGCTCCAGTGCTGGCCGGTGGTAGCTGGATCCAGCATTAGCGTCGCCAACGGCATTCCGCGCGCGATCATCCCGTTTTTGTTCGTCACTCAGCTGGCATCAAACGACGCCGGGGTGAACTCGGGTGACACCTTCTCCGATGCGAGCGGGGCGACCTATGTGCTCGCCGCTGCAAATGGCACGAGCGCCCCGGCGGCGAACCACACGTTTGCCGCGCTGATGACGTCCGACCACGAAACGGGGCTCGCCTGACATGGCCGCCCTCGGAGCCGTCGGCGTCAACCTCGCCCGCACCCGCGTCGTGCTCATCCCCAGCGCGGCAGACAGTCGGGGCACCCTGCAGATCAGCGGCACCGCGCAGATCGCTGGCGTGGCCGCGAACACGCGCGTCGATCTGTACGACGCGCGCATGACGCGCCGGCTGTACGCCGTCGAGTCAGCGGTGGACGGGGCCTTCTTGCTGCCTAACCTCGCTGCGGGCCGCTATGTAGTGGTGGTCGACGGGCGCGGCGCGCACCGCGCCCGCACGTTCTACGTGGACGTGTCCTGATGCCGGCCATCGTCTACCCGAGTGCGCTGCCAGGGCCGCAAACAGCGCCTGTGCAGTGGGCAGAGCGGCGCATGCTCTCCGCGCTGCCCGGGCCGCGTGATGCGCGCGCGATGGAACGTGACCAGCGCGGCACGCAGGACCTGTCGTTCATTTTCACGGCTGCCGAGGCTGCGGCGTTCGCCGCGTGGTACGACGCCGATCTGATTCAGGGCGGCGCGTGGTTTGCGGCGAACTGGCCCGCGCCGAACGGGACGGTTCGTGTGCGTCGTTTCGCGGCGCCGCCGCAGTGGCAGTTCGTGCCCGGTGGGTTGTGGCGCGTGAGCGCGCAGTGCGAGGTCAGAGGCCGTGGCGAGCCGCCGTGGTTCGAGCCTGAGCGCGACGTCTGGCTGTGGCTGCGCGGTGAGGAGCACCCCACCGGCACGATCATCGATTCGTCGGTGCACCACCGCACGATCAATGCGTTCGGTGGTGCGGCTCACAGCACCGATCAGGCGTACCAGGAGAGCGGCAGCATTGCGCTGTTGGCCGACGGTGACTACCTGACGACCGACAACCTGCCGTTGGCGCTGGGCCGCTGGACGATCGAGTTCGCGGTTTTCATGCCGCCCGGGGATATCGGATCGCGGTGGTTGATGCATCAAGATGCCGAATTCTCGGAATCGTCGTCCGACAAGCGCCCCACGCTCCGCATCTGGCTCAACAGTGGCGGCGGTGTGTGGACGCTCACCGCCACGGGCTATTCGAACAGCAACGGCAACATTTGGCAGCACACGGCAGTCGCTGTGCCTCAGACGGGGTGGGCGCTCGTGCGTGTCGAGCGCAACGCCACGCACACCCTCATCTACGTCGACGGCGTGCTGGCTAGCAGCGTGGCAGGGCTCGACGGCATCGGCGGCTCGCAATACGTGACTCCGGTCCCTGTCGGTGGGCTGCAGGTAGGCCGGGGCTTCGTGGGTAATCCCAACTACCTGCGCACCTACATCGACGCAGTGTCGATCACAACCGAAGGCTGACGCCCATGCCCACCTACCAATCCCCACGCCACGGTGTGAGCCTGAGCGACGCGCTGGCCGAAGCCGCTGCCGTGGCGCCCATCGACCGCGTCGTGCACAGCACGTTCGAACTCTGGCACCCGCTGCTACCCGACGGCCCGATCTACCTCGTGAGCGACCACGAGGCGCTGCTGGCCACCATCGAGAGCACAGCAGATCGCAATGCCGGTGTCGAGGTCGAGTTCCTGGCCGCCCCGGTGCGCATCAGCCGGCCCGAGGAAAGCGACGCTGCCGCCACGCCCGAGATCCAACTCGAAGCGGACAACGTGAGCGGTGCGCTGAGCGATGCGCTAAAGATCACCCGCGGCTCGCTGGAGCCCTGGGTGCTGATCGAACGCATCTACGCGAGCGACGACACCAGCGCGCCGGCCGTGATGCCGCCGATGCAGATGCAGCTCACCAATGCCGAGATCGCGGGCGCGGTGGCCCGCATCCGCGCAAGTTTCGGCGACCCGGTCAACGTATCGGTGCCGCGCATCACGTTTCAGCGAGCGGCCTATCCGGGCCTGAGCGCGCGATGATGCACTGGGCCGCCCCGTTGATCGGTGTACCGTGGGCGCCGCGCGCCGCAGGGCCGCAGGCGTTCGACTGCTGGGGCCTGGTGCGGCATGTATTTAGCACGCGCCACGCCATCGACTTGCCCATGCTCGCCGTTGGCGAGAGCGACAACGCGCCAGCCATCGTGCAGGTCGTGCAGGCCAGCGGCTGGCGACCCGTGCAGGCGCCTGCACAGGCCGATGATGTGCTGCTGATGCGCGGCCCCGCCGGCCGGCATGTTGGCGTGTTCGTCGCCACCGCGCGTGGCCTGCGCGTGCTGCACGCGAGCGGCACCATGACTGCGCGCGGCCCGGTGGGCTGCGTGATGGCGCAGACGCTGGCCGAAGCCACGGCAGATGGCTACCACGATTTCGAGCTCTGGAGGCGCGCATGAGCGGGCGCGAATTGATGCCCCTGCGCCCGCCCGCAATGGGCGTCTCGCGCAACCCGCTGCTGCCGGTGCAGCAGATGCAGCCGGTGGGCATCGGCGTGCCGCTGCGAGATCTCGCGCCGCAGGGGCCGGGCCTGATCGTGTGCCGCTACAACGGCGAGTGGCTGCTGCGTGAGCACTGGGCAGAGCGCACGCGCCCGGGCGATGTGGTCGAGTGGTACGAGCTGCCGCAGGACAAGGATGCCCTGCGCGGCGTGCTGCAGATCGCCGTGGTGGCGTTCACCCTGTGGAACCCGCTCGGGTGGGGCAAGCTCGCGCTGTTCGCGTTCAACATCGGCTCCACGCTCGCCATCAACGCGCTGCTGCCTATCCAGCCGCCAAGTTTTGCCGATGCGGGGCAGGCGTCACCAACCTACAGCGCGAGCCTGAGCGGCAATGCGGCGCGGCTGTACCAGCCGATCCCGAAGATCTGCGGGCGCCACAAGGTCACGCCGCCGTTTGCCGGCCAGCCCTACACCGAGTTCGCACAAAACGCCGACGACGAGACCCGGCAGGACCAGTTCTACTACGCGCTGTTCGCGGTTGGCGTGGGCAACCACACGATCGAGCGGGCGCTGATCGACGACACGCCGATCAGCCATTTCGCCGATGTCCTCGTTTCGCAGTACCTCGCGCCTGGCGTGCAGCCGAGCACCGTGCTCGCCAACGTGGTCACCTCGCCGGAGGTGGCCGGGCAGGATCTGCGCACGGGGCTGTACGTCGGCGGGTTCGCGGCGTGCGGGGCGCTGAGCAAGGCCGTGAAGATCGGCATCGACATCGTGGCCCCGAGGGGCCTCGGGAATTTCAGCGGCGGCTGGGAAACCCGCTCCATCAGCGTGCGCATCGAAACGCGCGAGATCAACGAGTTCGGCAGCGCGCTCGCGCCGTGGTCCATCCTCGCGACCGAGACCAAGACGGCCGCCACGAACACACCGCAGCGGTGGAGCTTCACCTACGCCCTCACCACGCCGGCCCGCGTGGAGGTGCGCGTGGTGCGCACAGACCTGCGCGTGGAGAGCACGGCGCAGATGCACGACATCCAGTGGTCTGGCCTGCGCGCGTATCTGCAGGAGGCGGCCCCCCTGAACGCCGACACCGCGCACTACGAGGTGGTCATGCGCGCGAGCGAGCAGCTCAGCGGCATGAGCCAGCGCAACATCACACTGATCGTGCAGGCGCACGCGCGCACATGGCACCCGAGCACCGGCTGGGGCTCGACGGCGCACACGCGCAACCCGGCCTGGTGGCTCGCCGATCTGTGGACATCGAGCGCGTGGGGCGAAGAGCTGCCCGACAGCCGCGTCGATCTGCAGACGCTCTACGAGATGTCGCTCACTGCCGAGGCGCGGCAGGACCGGTTCGACTACGTCTTCGACACCGGCATGGATGCCTGGGAAGCCGCGCAGCTCATCGCCCGCTCGATGCGCTGCCGTGTGTTCCGCCGCAATGGCGTGATGACGCTTGCGCGTGATGAGTGGGTCGATCTGCCGGTGACGGCATTCACGCCGCGCAACTGCCTGCCCGGCTCGATGAGCATGAGCGAGGTGCTGCCGACGCGCGACACCGCCGACGGCATCATCGTCGAGTATTTCGACAACCGCGCGTGGGAGTGGCTGAGCATCGACTGCCCATGCCCCGGCGTCGTGTCGATGGTCAACCCGGTCATCAAGCGCATGCCCGGCATCACCGGCCCCACGCATGCCGAGCGCGAGGGGCTGTACGAGGCCGCGCAGATGCTCTACCGCCGCCGCACCGTGGCCTGCTCGACCGAGATGCAGGGCATGCTGCCGCACTACATGGCCGCGGTGCGCTGGATGCCAGAGATCGCGGGCTACGGGCAAAGCGGCGACGTGGCGTTCTGGGACCCCGACACGCTCACGATGGGCCTGAGCGAGCCGCCCGCGTGGACGGGCGCCGACTACCTCACGCTGATCCGCGATGACGGCTCGCTGACGACACCGGTGGCAGTGACGCCAGGCGCCGAAGTGCACGAGGTCGTGCTGCCCGCCGCGCCCGACTTCGCGCTCGTGCTCGACGACGGCATGCGAGAGCGGCCGAAGTTCCTCTTCGGGCCGTTGACAGGTGACGAGCTGGTGAAGATCAGCGCGATCAGCGATGGCGGCAAGGGAGAGGACGGCGAGCAGCTATTCGATCTGGCCGCGGTGGTCGACGACGAGCGCGTGCACCTGGTGGACAACCACCTGCTTCCCGGGCCGGGGGACATTCAAGACCCGGTTGGCGGCGACTACGAAGAGGATGCGGGCGGCGGCACGCTGGCGATCGTGGTGCTGGAAGACTGGCAGATATATGACACGACGCCCGCCCAGCCAGCCGAGGGCCTGACGCCCCCGACAGTGACGTTCCACACTGACGGCACGATCACAGTGACCGCCGGCGACATCGTGTTGCCGCACATCGCATGGTCGCTGCCGGCGCTCAATTGGGTGATGGTCACGCCCATCGAGACAAGCCAGGCGGCGCAGTTCGAAATTCGCGTGTCGGAGACGGCTTTCCTGCTTGTCGACGACACGCTGAGCGCCCCCGTGGGCTCGTGGATTTCTCTCGGCACCGAGCGCACTTGGACGGGCGTGATGCGCACCGAGTGGGCAAGCCACTCGGGCATTGCTTTCAAAGCCGAAATTCGGGACGCGGCAAGCGGCCTCCTGCAGGACCAGTGCTACATCCAACTGTCGGTGCAGTACTTCGACGGCGGCAGCGGCCTGTGAATCAGCAACAGGAAATCAGATGAGCCTACTCACCGACTTTGCAGAAAACGCCCTGGCCGATTTCGTTCGCGGGCAGGGCATCACACTGCCCACCGACTGGCACATCGGCCTGCTCAGCGCGGCCAGCGATGCCAGCGTGACCGAGCTGGCCGGCACCGGATATGCGCGTATCGCCGTGGCGCGCAGCCTCGCCGCGTGGGCCGGCACGCAAGGGGCGGGCACCACACTGCCCAGCACAGGCACCAGCCACGGCACCAGCAATAACGCGGCGGTGGACTGGGGCGCGGCCGGCAGCGCCTGGGGCACGGCGTCCCACATAGGCCTGTTCGACGCCGCGTCTGGTGGTGAGTGCTGGATGATCCAAGAGCTCCAGGCGCCGATCGTCATCGGCGCGAGCGATCCGGTGGCGATCGAAGCGGGCGCCATCGCGTACACGCTTGGCCTGGTCGGCGGCATGAGCGACTACCTTGCGAACAAGCTGATCGACCTGCTCTTTCGCGGCCAGGCGTACACGTGGCCGGCGAGCACCTACGCCGCGCTGTACACCACGGCGCCCAGCAACGCAGGCGGTGGCACCGAGGTTGCGGGCGGCAGCTACGCACGCGTGGCCATCGCGTCGAGCATGGTCGCCTGGAGCGGCACGCAGGGCGCCGGCACCACCGCGGCAAGCACCGGCACCGGTGGGCGCATCAGCAACAACGCCGCGATCAACTACCCGGCACCCACCGCCGCATGGGGAGCGGTCTCGCACGAGGGCCTGCGCGACGCCTCCACGCTCGGCAACCTGCTGTTCTGGGGCGCGCTGGCATCGCCGAAAACCGTGAGCGCGGGCGCAGGCGCACCGACGCATGCGGCCGGGTCGATGAAGATCACCTTTGCTTGAGGGCAGGCAGATGCGCGAGACCACCCCGCCCGCCGATCTGTCGTCAGCCATCCATGTGCGGCTCGACGCTGGAGACCGGCGCATGAGCACGATCGAGGACCGGCTCACCGAGCAGTCTGAAGCGACGAAGCGGATCGAGCAGAACACCGGTGAGTTGGTCGATGCATTCCACGCGCTCACGGGCGCGTTCAAGGTACTCACCTGGATCGGCAAGGCCGCCAAACCGTTGGGCTGGATCGCTGCGGCCGTGGCGGCCGTGGTGGGCGCGTGGACGGCCATCAAGGGGGGCGTGGGCAAATGAACGGGCTCATCAACGCGTGCGGGGGGCGGCGCTTTCTGATGTGCATCGGCAATGCAGCCGTCTGCACGGTGCTCGTGTGGCATAGCAAGATCACGCCCGAGGTGTTCGGCGCCATCATCATCGCCACCGTGGCCGCCTACATCACCGGCAACACGGCCCAGAAGATCAAGGGGCCGCAGCCGTGAGCATGATTGCCGAACTTACCTCGCAACTGCGGCGCGATGAAGGCGAGAAGCTGCACGCCTACCAGGACCACCTCGGCTACTGGACGATCGGCGTGGGTCGGCTCATCGACCGCGCCAAGGGCGGCGGTATCAGCCGGGCCGAAAGCGCCATGCTGCTGGCCAACGACATCGACGAGACGATGCGCGAGCTGCTGCGCCGCGCGCCGTGGATCGGCACGCTGTCCTACCCGCGGCAGGGCGTGCTGATAAATATGGCGTTCCAGATGGGCGTGGACGGTCTGCTGGGTTTCAAGCACACGCTCAAGATGATCGAGCAGGGTGAATACGAGAAAGCAGCCGACGCGATGCTGAACAGCAAGTGGGCGCAGCAGACACCGAACCGGGCGTACCGGCTGTCACGGCAGATGCGCTTGGACGAGTGGCAATGAACCCCTGGGTGCTTCTCGGCATCGTGCTCGCTGCCGGCCTAATGACGGGCGGCGCGTACTGGCAGGGCCGGCAGGATGGTGCGGCAGGCGAGCTGGCCAGCCAGGCGCGAGAAGAAGCTGTGGCGCGGGTGGCGCGCGAGGCAGCAGCCACCGCCGCAGCCGAGGCCATCAGCAAGATCGAGGTGAAGCATGTCACGCTGCGGCAAGAGCTTGAGCGCGAGATTCGCACGAACACGGTGTTTCGTGAGTGCCGCAGCGGTAATCCTGCTGTCCGCATGCTCAACGACTCTCCCGCCATCGAGCGGCCCGAGCCCGCTGGTGACCGCAAGTTGCCCGCTGCTGCCGGCGCTGGTGGATGACACGTTCGGGGCGTGGGTGCTGTGGGCACAGCATGCGGCGGGCCAATATGCTAAGTGCCGCGAGGCAGCGTTAGGAGTCCGCTGATGTTCGGCCTTGCCGCAATCCTCGCCTTCCTCGGCATCTGCTACGGGGCAGGGGGATGGTGGGGCGTGATCCTCGGCTGCGTGGTGCTGCTCAACGTGCTGGCGAAGCCCTGAGATGCCCGCAGCGCATGATTCTCCGCTTGCAGGCGCTCGATCTCCCGCAGCGCGCATTCGTAGTGCCTCGGCCCCCATGTGTGGCATCCAGGGCCGTGCGTGCCGATGTGGCCGTCCCTGTCGTCTTGGTAGCGCAGAGCGGTGCGTAGGCGGGTGATCTCCGCTTGCAACTCATCTGTTGGGGTGGTCATGGGGCTCCTGCTACGCTAAATCTACGCTGTTGACTGGTCGCGTAGCAGGAGCCCCATGACCACAGACCTTCATCCAGCAGGAGCAATTCGGGTGAGTGCATGAATCGTCGGTGCCGCTGGATATCGTCCCCAGCCATTCATGGCACCTACCGCAGTACACCAGACCGTCTACGTCATAAGGCCCGTTGTCGTCGGCGCGATGTAAATAGCCATCGCCAAGATGTTCTACCTTCTTGCAGTCAGTGCCGTGCCGAACAGGCCTAACTGTGCGCTCAAGCGGACGCGCGGGAAGTTCGTTACTCATCATTTCTCCTCGCGGCGCGCGCCGCTTAGCTCTGCGTTCGGCGTCTCGTCATCGAGCACCAGCCGCACGCGCTTCCCTTGCAGAGCGTAGAGCGCAGGGAAATCCTCTTCCTCGGGCGCGCAGATGCCGAGCACGTCGCGCGTGTCCATCATCGCCACCGGTGCTGCGGCAAGCTTTGCAGCCAGCGCCTGCGCATCTCTCATGCCGTTGGCGCACGCTTTAAGCAGCCGCGCCCGCGCTTTCGGGTCGTCCGTATCCGGCTCGTCGGCCAAACAGTCCAGCGTGTAGGCGCATTGCTCGAAAATCCGCTCTTGCAAATTCATTGCATTCCCTCTCTCCGAACGCTGCTCATCTCAGTCCTTCTCCTGCGTGTTGGGGGGCGCCGCATGGCGCCAGCACAGTTCCCGCACCCGCTCCGCGTCGAGCGCCCCCGGCACGCCGGCCCATGTGTAGATCACGCGCAGCGCCGAACGCATCTCGACGGCGTGTTGCAGCGCGTCCAGAATGTCCGCGTGCCCGAGTTCGGCTGTGAGCCTGTTCGCCCGCAGGATTCGCCGCGCCGCTGTTTTCGTGTCGGCCATCCCGCTACTCCTTCCCCGCCTTGCCGGTGAGGGCGGCGGGCTCAGGTTCGACGGGCTTGCCCGGCGTCAGCAGTCCTTGCCGTTCGCACAGCGCCCGCACGTACTCGATGTGCTCGCGACCCTTCACGACGAAGATCGCGGTCACCGTGCTATCGAGGTCCGCCGCATCGCAGAACACACTCACGGCATCGGTGTCGCGGTGGGCAGCATCCAGCAGCTGCTGGGTGAGGCGGCGGCCCTTCTTGAGTTCAAGACCGCTGCGATTGGATGTGTCTGTGCTCACGGCTGCTTCTCCCTGTCTGCCGCGGCAGGCAACTCGCGGTACAGCACCGGCTGCGAAGGCCACAGGTCGCCGGCATCGTGCAGCCACACGGTGGGCCGGCGGTGCGCACGATCTTGATCGTCGCAGTGCCCTTCGTGGATGCCGGACGATCCCGCCTCGATGAACAGCACTGTCCGCCCATCGCGCGGGCAGTACGTCGCGTTGCGCCAGCCGAGTTCTTCCAGGCGGTGGTACGCCTCCCACATCGCCCGCACAGCGTCTTGCTCGGTCGGCATCCGCTCCTCGACCGGAACCCACCGCGACGCATCTCTCTCCACGCTCTCCACGGCAGGGGTGGCGTAGAGGGGGCGAACGGTTTCGCCATGGGGGCCACAAGCAAGCCCGCGCGCCGCAGCTTCGGTTTCCTCCAGGCTGAACAGCGAGCCGTCGCGATGGAAGACGGCCCACGCCACCGGCTGCACAGGTGCTGGCACTGGCTCAACTGTCCGGAAATCCCGGATGGTTGCTGCCTCGGGCTGCGGTGCCTGCGGGGTGAGGGCTGCGAGGGCTGACGCAAGCACTTCGGGACGCACCGGCTGGCCCGTTGCAGAGTCGATGCCGCGCAACGTGTCGGCGACGGCTTCGACCCCGGCCGCCATCCAGTCATAGCGCCCATCATTGCAGCCGTTGCCCTCGCGCCGAAGCGAGGTGGCTTCTTCCGCGAGCATGGCGCCGAGTTCTTCTCGCTCGTCCTTGCGGCCCTCAGCGTAGGCATTGATGAGTTGCCTCTCCCAATGCGCGTCTGCTGCGGCTTCGCGCCGGCACTCGTCGTCGCGGTCGTCTTCTGGAGGCTGGAAGCTCATCACTTGCTCTCCCCGGACGGCTGGGTGGCGGCGACGGCATCCATCAGCGTCTCGCCCCGCATGCGCTGCGTGGTGTGCAGGTGGTCACCGCGAACGCGCCACTCGGAGGGTTGGCCGAGAGTGCCGCCCCACTTGCGCTCGAACAGGTTCCGCTCAAGCCATTGGAGCGCCGCCTCTGCCTGCGCGGTGGGCTGCGTCAGCCCGGCAACAGAGGGGCTTGCATCCGTCTCGGCTTCGGTCAGGCCGTTCGCCATCACCTCGGCTGCTGCCTGTGGTGCGCGAGCGGCGAGTGCAGGCGGGTTCTCGATCAGCACGTTTCGGCATGCTGCGAGCACATCGCCGTCGAACTCGCGCAACGCCTGCGTCATGCGTGCAGCGAACGCGCCGGGCGATTCGACGAAGGGCCACTGGCATTCCCGCTCATCGCTCGCGGCTGCGTACTGTCGTTTGAGGTTCGCTTCATAGCGGGCCTCAATGTCCTGCCTCTTGTTCACGATGTCGCTCCTTCCTGAGAGGCGAGAGCATCGGCCAACATGTAAAGCACATTTGCCGGGTTGCGCTCATGCGAGTACACCAAAGCCTCGTACCCATTCGGGGCGACGATTCGGTAGCTCTTGAAGGGCGTCTCGACTATGGCTTCGATGCGCCAGCCATGAGGCAGCGGCATCGCCTGGGCGGCTGCTGCTGGTGGGGTGGCGGCGAGGGCTTTGATTTTGGCTTCGAGGTCGCGCATCTTCTGCCCGACATCGACATCCTCACTCCCGCGCGCGGACTTCCAAACTTCATCACGAAGCGCATACATCGCTGCCAGCGCCTCGCGCTCGGGTGTGGTGGTCATGGGGTAGGTTCTCCGGTGGGGCGGGTAGGGGTTAGGCGTCTTGCAGTTCGGCCTGCACGATTGCGGACTTTTCGCAGCCGACGCACAGAGGAAGCTGGAACAGGCCAAGCTGGTCCTTGTTGAATCCGCCCTTCGGCGGGCGGCCTTCCCATCCCCAGGTGTAGCCACGGGCGAGCACTTCGCTTTGGAGCCGGTCTATGCGCTGGCCGAACTCCGGGTCAACGGCCCGCCAGCGTTCAAGCTCGCCGGGATGCGCGAAGGCGCCACAGCCGCACTCGCCGGACATGCCGAGCGCCTTTGCGACGGGGTTCTCAGGCAGGCCGCTCGCTTCGTTGTAAGCGTCGCGCTCGGCTTTGCTCCACCAATACACCGGGTTCGTCCACACCTGAGCGCGGACCTTGCGCACCTCTTGCCCGGCATAGCCCATGCGCCGCACGCTTTCATCGAAGCGGGCGCCGGCCGCAATTAGCACCGTGGCGTTTCGCTTGTGCCCTACCTTGGCCCGCTTCACGAGCTCGTACACCGCGCGCTCTTTGAGCGTGGTGTACATGTAGCGGTGGCCGTCCGGGCCTGGGAAGCCGTGCTTCAAGACGTTGGCGTCATAGTCCTGACCACAATCCTCAAGCGCGCGAATCTCGTGCAGCGGCCAGCCTTGGGCTTTGCACGTCTCGCGGACGTACACGCGGGTTGCTTCGACGCCGATCCCGGTGTTGATGTGGAACGCCTCGCAGCCGGGCACGTTGTTCATCATCCAGTGCGTGACGGCCCGGCTATCGTTGCCGCCGCTGAACCCGACGAAGATGGCAACCGGCTTGTATTGCTCGATGGCGCGGTCGATGATTTCCCGCGGCGTCGGATGCGACGATTGATCGCTCACTGCCTCTCTCCTTCGCCACCCGGCATCGGCCGGTGCGTCTTTTCATCCCTGCGCGCCTCTGCTTCCCAATCGACAAAGATCGCCCAGTGCGGCTCGAAGCACTTCTGCGGCGTCTTGAACGGGAAGCCGCGCAGGTTTTCCATGTGGGGCTTCAATTGGCAGCGATACGATGGCGGCCCGTACTCTGGCCCGTCGCTGTCGTCGTAAAGCCCGTCGCAGTTCTCGCACGTCGGCGCCACTTCAACGCCGTTCAGGTCAACGACTGCCGTTGGTCACCTCACTGCCCGGCATCGGCCACGGCTCCCGAAACATCGGGTCCGATTCCAGGTCATAGGGCGGGCGGCTTTCGCTGCTTTCCACAGAAGCGCCCGAACCCTCCGGGGCCGCCCATTGATCCGATGTGTCGAGCCACAGCGAGGCTCGCTCTTGCGCTGTCATGCGCGCTCTGGCTCGGCGGGACATGGCTAGAAGTCGGGCAGATCGTCGTCATCGAAGCCACCTGTCGGCGCGGCCTTCGCGGCAGGCTTGCCCGCCTGGCGCTGCTCACCCTCGCCGCCGCCAAGCAGTTGCATGCGGTCGACGCTGATTTCCGTCGTGTAGCGGTCCTGCCCGTCCTTGTCCTGCCACTTGCGCGTGTTCATGCGGCCGGCGACGTACACCTGTTTACCTTTAGTGATGTACTGGCCGCAGATTTCGCCGAGCTTGCCGAATGCCGAGCAGCGGACCCACTCCGTGCCCTCCTTGTCTTTGCCCTTCCAGCCCACGGCAATGGAGAAGTTGGCGATGGCGTCGCCGCTGGGCGTATAGCGTGTCTCGGCATCCTTGCCGGCGCGGCCGATGAATTGGCAGAGGTTCAGGTCATTGCTCATCACGCCACCCGCATCGTCTTCTTCTCGACAACGGCCACGCCGTCGAGATTGGTGTTCATGCCCAGCGCCTTGACGTAGGCGCGCAGCTTCACACTGTCGGCCACCAGCAGGCTCGCCAGTTCGGGCTGTTGGTCGAGCCGGCCGGCGATGCAGCGGATCAGCGCCTTGGTGTCGGTGACGGTGAAGTCATAGCCCTTGGCGGCGCTGATGCCCGTCACTTTGACTGCGGCCGAAGCGACCGGCGCGGCGACCACGATCGAGGCGACGTTCTGGATGGCGGCCACGTCGAGCGCGGCGGCCTGCTGCACCTTGGCGGATTCCTCGGCGGCGGCAGCGGCAGCGGCCTCGTCCTTCGCGCGATGCTCGGCTGCGGCGGCATCGGCGCGGGCCTGTGCTTCGGCATCGCCGCGCGCCTTGGCTTCGGCGGCTTCGCGGGCCAGCCGATCCTGCTCGGCCTTCGCGGCGGCAGCGCGTGCCGCTTCCTCGCGGGCAATGCGCTCCTGCTCGGCGCGGGCTTGCGCTTCGCGCTGGCGGGCTTCTTCCTCCAGGCGGCGGCGCTCGGCGGCTGCGGCTTCCTCGGCCTTGCGGCGGGCTTCGGCGGCGACGCGCTCCTTCTCGGTGGTGTAGGCGAGCATCGAGGTCTTGAACATGCCCTCGGCCTGCTCCAGCGCGGCGAGCGGCCCGCGGAACAGGTCGTTGATCGCCTTCATGGCCTTGTTCATCGGCCCGGTAATGCTGGTGCGCTTGTCTTCCAGCGCCTTGTGCTTGGCCTTCACCGCCTTGAGTTCGTCGGCGGCCATCGCGTATTCGTCGTCGTCGGCGATGGTGAAGGTCTGCGCCATGCGCAGGGCGGATTCAGCGCCGCGCGTGATCGCGGCCTGGTCGGGCATCTGCAGCGCCGCGATGGGCGCGAGAATGTTGGCGGGAGCGGCTTCGCGCTCGATGGTGTCGGTGCTCACAGGTTCTTTTCCTTCCAGGCGTTGACGTTGAGAAAACTGACGAAGACGGCGAAATCGTTGGGGTCGCTGAACTCGTGCAGCTTGTAGGTGCCGTCGTTCTTGAGTTGCAGGGCGGCGCGCTTCTGCTTCATGCCGGCCGGCGGCGCCAGTTCGGCGGGCAGGGCGGCGACGTAGGCGGCGGTCTGCAGGGCAACCGCCGGGCTGATGACAAGCGGGGTCTTCCAGTCAATGAGCCAACGGGCTTCGTCGAACTCGGTGATGAGGTCGAGTTTCCCGGCGTAGCCGAGCCGGTGCGAGACGATCTGCTCGGTGGCGATGACGCGCGTGGCCTTGTGCTGCTTGAACAGCCGGTAGCCGTCGAGGTATGGGCGAACCGCCTCGCTCACGCTGGCCTCGTCGAGGTCTGCGTCGTCGTCGAGCTCGCAGGCGAGGTGAACCGCCGTGCCGAGTTCCGCCTTGGCGGCCAGCACGTCCGGCGGCACGCGCGAGAAGTCGAACAGCGGTCGAAGCACCTGGGTGACGGACGGCACGCGCTGCCCGTCGACCGTGTACTCGTGCCGCTCGGTGTTGAACTCGACGGTCATCATGCGTTCGCCATCAGTTCCGTCTTGATCGCGGCGAACTGCTCCAGCGTGATCGACGTATCGAAGTCGGCCGCACCGTGGCGCGCGAGCATGGCCTTGATCGCGGCGGCGTCGAAGTCCATCGACGCGAACTTCTGCGTCATCCACTTGACCTGGCCAGCGTTGATCGTGCCGGTGGCGGCGGGCGCTTCACGGCGCTGCGCTGGCACTTCCTTGAACGCCACGTCTTCGGCGCCCTGCCGGCTCTCGGCTTTCGCTTCGGCCTTGGCCTCGGCTTTCGCTTCGGCCTTGGCCTCGGCTTTTGCGTCGGCCGGCGCGCTCTTGCGCTGCGGCATCTGCACGGCCGGGCGAATCTCGCCGGTATCGCCGTCGATCACGCCGCCGTCTACGATGCGCTGCGCCTCGTCCAGATCGTGGATGCCGACGAAGCCGAAAGCCAGCCGCGCGCACTGGATCATGGCCTTGTGGCGCAGCATGCGCTTCGGATGCGAGCGCCACGGATCGGTGCCGCGGCTGCACTCGCTCAGGTACTCGGTCACGCGCGTGGGATGCGATCGGTCCTTGCGGTGGATCGTGCAGGTGGCCTCGCCATCGCCGATGTCGAAGTCCATGCCGTCGAACTGCGGGTGCTCGTTGATGATGCGCGACCAGCCATCCACGCCGACGACGGGCACGATGCCGCCGCGCTTGTCCGGGAAGGCATAGATTTCCTTCGTCCACGGATTCAGCCCGTACTGGTTGGCGACGACGAGAAGCGCGGTCATCTGCGCGTTTGTCACCTCCTTGTCGCTCTTGAACGCGGTGCTTTTCAGCACGTCCAAGACTTCACCATCGGCCACCATGCCGAAGCGGGCGGCCAACTTGTCGGCCATCACAGTCAATGCGGTGCTCATGTCGTTTCTCTCCTTGGGTTGTCTACCGCCGCGCCAGGTACAGGACGCCGCGCTCCTGCGGCACCGGGCGGATGTAGTTGTCGGGGTGGCACAGGTAGCGGTCGCCCAGCTGCTCGATTTGCTCGCGGACTCGCTGTTCGTTCCTCGCGCGGCGCTCTGCCAATTCCTCTGCGCTGCACACTTCACGCAGGGCGGCGTACTCGGGGGCGATGAGTGCGGGCATTACGCGGCTCCTTCGGACCTTGTGGCAGTCGTTATGCTGGACGTTGAGCGCCAGACGGAAATTGATCGGCGCCTCTACTTGTTCCTTGCTCATGCTCACGCTCCCGAAGTGCCGAGGTCAGCCAGCGAGAACACGATGCCGCGGCAGTAGAGTTCGCCGTCTTCCATCACGTCGAAAGCCGCGTGCGGGACCGCGGTCTTGAATGCCCACGAGCACGCAGGCTCTGACGGCGACCACACGGCCTCGATCGCATGCACGCCGAGCGCTTTGCGGCGGAAGTAGTCTTCGGCCTCGTCCTCCGACCAGCCTTCATCGCTATCGGCGGGCCACTCGGGCAGAAGACCTTCGGGACAGATGCGCAACGTCGTCCCGTCGTAGGCGCCCACCTCATCATTGATAGCGCCGAGCAGTTCAACGAGGTCATCTGATGCGCCGAACACGACGACCAGGCCGGCGGCTTTCGCCTGCTGTTCCTCGTCCTTGGTGATTTCGTCGCCGTACTCCCGGCCATTCAGCAGGGCGGCAAATTCAGTAGGGTTCATGCTCATGCTCCCGAAAAGACAAACCACAGACCGCGGCCGAACAGAATCAGCAGAGGCCACAGAAGGACACACAGCACGATTTGCCACCGGATGCCGTTCGCTGCTCGCTCTATGCGCGATGCAGGGGAGGGAATGCGGCGCTGGTGGGCGATGCGTAGGGCGTTCATCCGAGCCACCCCATCGAGATTGCGCAGACCACAGCAACCAGCATCACAGCCATCACGAAGTCAGATGCACGCCACGGATCGGGCTCGGCTGCGCGGCGGTCACAGGTGCAGCGGCGGCCCTGATCGCATCCGCCCTTAGGGCATCCGTAGCCGGGTTTTCCGAAGAGACTGTTCATCGCTCATCTCCAAAGATCGCCCTGCGCTGCGCCTCGATGCGTGCCTGCTGCATCGGAGTGAGGGGAAGGCTGAAAGGCCACAGCGTTGCAAGCTCAGGCTTGCGGCGGGCGAATTCGTCGTCGGCAACGCGGCGTTCGGCGGCGGCATCCATCGCGGCAAACTCGCTGTCGGTGTAGGCGCTCATTGCTGAGGCTCCACAGTCGCACGGCGGATCACTTCCGGCACTGCTTCCATGTGCGCCAGCAGATCGGCGAACACCGGGTGAAGTTCGGGCTCGCGTGGTGCCGGCGCCTCGTACTGCAGGCGCTCGGCAAGGTCGGCGCGGGCGCGGTCGGTGGCGCGCAGGTTGGCGTCGGAGGTCATGCCCGCTCTCCCGCAAGACAAGCCCGAATCAGCGAATCGCGCTTGAGGATGTTCTCGACTGCATCGGTGCCGTAGCCCGGCTGCGCTTCTGCCCACTTCTCGCACTCGGCAGTGGTCGGAGCAGAGGCGCAGGCACTCAGCAGGGCGGCCAGGATGAGGGTGAGGCGGGTCATGCGGCCACCTGTGCAGCATCGAACTCGGCATCGGCGGCGCGCGCGGCTTCGGCGGCGTCCCGCAGGTAACCGGCGAGCTCGTCGGCGCGATCCGGCGTCATCTTGAAGTCGACGCTGAACGGGCCGAGGTAGGAGGTCAGCAGCACATTGGCCGGCTCGCCTTCGTTCTTCGACGTGTAGACGCTGCCCGATGCGTAGGCGTTGTGTGCGTCGTTCACGTTCAGCATGCAAGCGTGTTGCTGCCAGTGCTGCCGGGTCTTCAGTTGCGCCATGTGTCTTCTCCTGTGTCTGCCGCAGTGCGGCGGGGTGTGGAGAGACTGTATGCGCGCACGCCTAACTAGTCAAGGCGTTGACGCCTAATCTGGCGCAGGTTCATTGGACAGAAGCGAAATAAGCGAGTCGCTAGAGGGCCGCCATTTGGCATAAGTCATTGCTGTACAAACGCACAGCACTGGATGCATAATCAGGTTGCCATTGGTGCGGACCTTGGCAGAATCGACCCCGAGCCCTGAGGCTCTAGCCGTTTCCCCTCGCAAGAGGGCGTGTCCGCACCACGGACGGCTAGGCCCTCAGGGCTTTGTCGTTCCTGGCCGCAATCCGCGCGATAGCAGGGGCCGCAAGTGGGGCCGCTCGGAACGAAACCGCGAACCAGCGCACCGCCCACGAGCACCGGGGAAGGTCCGCATGTGACGCTGGTGGGCTGGCTGTACGTCGAAGCCCGGGGATGCAGGAGGGGGAAACCGGCCTGCACATGCGACGTTCCCTCACGGGGGTGATGCCTTCTTCTCTGTACCCTCTCTGTGGGGTATGGGGAGGCTTTTGGGTGATTCCAGAGTTGGGCTGCCCCGACCATTCCAGGGCAACGGACCCCGGGCGCCGCTAGATCGTCGTGTGGCTGTCGGTCTTGCGGCGAACCATCTCACGCAGACAATCGTCCAGCGCCATCATGGCACCCCGGGTGGAAACTGGATCGCGCGTCGCTTCGCCGCAAGTGTCTACGAGAAAGCGGCGGCGCTTCAACAGCGCAACGATTCCGAACCCGACCAGTTGGCCCGCCTCCGCTGCGGCTAGCAGCTCACGGCAGGCGGTCACGGTGTCGTCGGAGATGGGGGAGGCGACAAGCTGTAGATGAGGCATGTGCCTACCCTGCCTTCTTTTGATCGCCAGCGCGCCGGCCCATATTCGCCGGGTCATTGATCCCGGCAATTCCCCCTGATACCGGGCGTCCGATGCGCTGTTTGCTGGTGGCCGGCACTCGCATTGGCACCACGACCTTATCGTCTCCGATGGCAAACAGCCCAGCTCCGAAGTCCGGCGCCAGAAGCTGCCACGGCGCGGCGCCGACGTTGCCGGCGATGCGTTCGATCATGGACAACTTCGGGTCGCTGCCGTCGTATAGCCGCTGAATCGTCGTCTGCTCAAGCGTGTGCTTTTTCGCCCACGCGTTGACGCTTTCCTCGCCGATCAGCCTGCGCAGATTGGCGTGAAAGACCGTCGCCGGGGGCGCTTTTTCCTTGGCTTTCGACACGTCGGAATCATGCCGGCACGCCTTAGGCGGCGACGCCTTGACACGTAATGCGGCGGCGCCTAGACTTGCGCCATGAAGCTTGAACAAGTCGTCGCCTCCTTGCAGGCGATCAAGGGCGCCGGCAAGTGGCGCGCAGTCGCCGGCCATGCTGGCATTCACTACGACACGCTCGCTCGGATCGCGCGCAGCGACATCGAGCATCCAAGCGTGACGACGGTGGAACGAATTGCCGCCGCGCTCGAAGCCCTTGACTGCGAGCCTGCCAAAGCCTGAGCCCACATGCGCGCTCACCTGCACGCCTCCCGCAACTCTTTGGCCGCGGCCTCGTGCTCGGCTGCGAGGTTGCGCATGAGCTTGCGCAGCAGTGCGGCCACCGTGCGGCGCGCCCAAGCGTCAGTCGCCGTGCCGATGCCGCAGAGGCTCGCGCCGCCGCCGCCGAAGCCAAGGTTCGGATGCTGTCTGAACTGATGACCGGCCGCGTGACGGCCTGAAGGAGTACCCCATGACGCAAGCACAAAAGCTGCACACAGCCCTTCGCCGCAAGGCCCTCACGTATCTCGAGATGCAGATGCTTGGAATTTCGACGGCTCCCCACAAGAGGCTTGCGGAGGGTATGCACTACCTCAAGCCCGGCGAGCAGCTGGTGAAGGGTGAGCGCAAGGGCCTGCGCACGTATCGCGTGGTGAAGGCGGGGTAACGGCCGGCCCTTGTCTTGAGCATCGTTCTGATGACTGCCGCATTCAAGGCAGCGATCCCGACCACGGCGAAGTTCGTGCTGGTGGCGTTGTGCGATAGCGCCAACGACCAGGGCGAGTGCTATCCGTCCGTCACGTCGCTGATGGAGAAGTGCAGCCTTAGCGACCGCGGCGTGCAGAGAGCCATCACGGAGCTTGAGCAGAGCGGGTATCTGCGCCGCGAGTTCCGCAGCGGCCGGTCAACCGTCTATTGGATGACCCCCGAACGTGGGTCACCCCGACCGACGGTCACCCCGAACGTGGGTCACCCCACCCCCGAACGTGGGTCACCCCCACCCCCGAACGTGGGTCACCCCACCCCCGAACGTCCGTCACCCATAACCGTCATTGAACCGTCAATTGAACCGTCAGGGAAACAGAAGACACGCCGCGCGGCGTCGTCGGATGCCCTGACGGTCGGCGACTTGGTGAGCGATGGCGTAAGCGTCGAAGTCGCTGCCGAGTTCGTGGCCCTTCGCAAACGCAAGCGGGCGGCGCTCACGCCGCTGGCCTGGGGCGGGATCAAGCGCGAGGCATCGAAGGCGGGGTGGACGCTGGATGCCGTGGCCCGCAAGTGCATCGAGCGCAACTGGCAAGCATTCGAGGCGGCGTGGGTGTCCGAGGAGAGGCAGGGGCGCGGCCCGCCTGCCGCTGACCGCAAGTCTCGCCAGCTTCAAACCGCAGCCCTCATGACCGGCGCCACGCGCCCCGAACAACCCCCGGAGTTCATCGATGTCCCATCCCGACTCATCCCTTCCTGACGCCTGGGTCGAGCGCATCTGGCAGGCCATGCGCGCGACCTACGGTGCGGCGTTTGACCGCCAGTGGGCGTGCCCGGCCGGCGCTGATCCGGTCGAGCACGTTCGCACCATGAAAGCGTTTTGGGCGCGCGAGCTTCGCGGCTTTCAGCAGAACCCGCAGGCCATCGGCCACGCGCTCGACCATCTGCCGCCGCATCCGCCGAACCTCGTGGAGTTCCGGTCGCTGTGCATCCGCCGCCCCGACCCATCCATCAAGGCGCTGCCCGCGCCGAAGGCTGACCCGGCGCGTGTGGCTGCGGCGCTCTCCAAGCTGCGCGGCATGCAGTCGAGTGCGCCGAAAGCGTGGGCGTGGGCGTTGCGGGAGCGCGAGCTTGGGGGCGACAAGTTGAGCCCAGCGCAGCGAATGATGTGGCGCGAGGCCATCGGCGCGGAAGTGGCGCAAGCGGAAGCGCCGCAGGACATGGAGCTTGCAGCATGACCCGCACCGACGCTCACACGCTGCTCAACGCAGCCAAGACCGGCCACCCTGTGACCGAGTGGCAGATCACCGAAGCCCTGCGCGCAACCGGCGACCTTGAGACGTACACCAAGCGCCCGCCAGTGGCGATGAACGTGCCCAAGGACTGCGAGTCCTGCATGCCCGTTCTCTGCTCCGCTGAGTGCAGGGAGGCGGCGTGAAGTCACTCGCTGGAACTTTGGCCGCGCCGTTCCCGTACTTCGGCGGCAAGGCGCTCGCCTGCGAAACCGTGTGGGCGGCATTCGGCGATGTGGACAACTACGTCGAGCCGTTCGCAGGATCGGCCGCGATGCTGCTCGGCGCCCCCGATGGCAAGCGCGTCGAGACGATCAACGACGCAGACGGCTTCGTTTGCCTTGCTCCGGGGACGCGCCTGCTTGACAGCGACCTGCGTTGGGTATTGGCCGGCGATGTCAAAGTTGGGCAGCAATTGGTCGGCTTCGATGAGGAGAACGGCCCCGCGCGACCTGGACTTCGGGCACCGACGCGCTATCGGCATTGGCGGCATACCGATGTCACGAACGTCCGGCGAATCATCAAGCCGTGCTACCGGCTTACGTTTGACGACGGGACGACCGTTATCGCGTCCGAGGATCATCTTTGGCTGGGCGGCTCGCACAAGAGCGGCGGCACGGGCGGAGGGCGCGGCTGGCGATGGCAAAAGACCAGCAGCCTAGTTTGCAATCGAGCGACTCAAAGAAGCTGGATTCTCAAGCTGTGCGACGTGGTGGAGCAGGAGCAAACCTATGAAGCCGGCTGGCTGTCCGGCTTCTATGACGGCGAAGGCAATCTCAGCCGTGCCCCTGGATGGCGCGTCCACGTTACCCAAAAATTAGGTGTGGAGGCCGACCTCGTTGAGCGGCTTCTAACCGAGCGCGGGTTCGTCACAAAGAAATCGGTGCGCGCCACTCGCTCCGACAAGCATCAGCCGGTCGCCGACTTCGCGATGAACGGCGGCATGCGCGAAACGCTCCGATTCCTGATGCAAATTCGCCCCGAGCGGCTGATTAGAAAGTTTCGCACGATATTGGCTGATATGTCGCTGTATGGGCGCGCGCATCAAGCGGTCGGACTGGTGAGCAAGGAGTTCCTCGGTGAGCAAGAAGTTGTCGCCATCGAAACCACAAGCCACACATTTGTCGCGGAAGGGCTGGCCTCTCACAATTGCAACTTCTGGCGCGCGGTGGCCCATGACGCCGAGGCGGTCGCCTGCTATGCCGACTGGCCGACCAACGAGGCTGATCTGTTCGCCCGGCATTCGTGGCTGGTGCGCCAGCGGGTTGACCTTCTCGACCGGCTGCACGGCGACCCGGATTGGTGCGACGCTAAGATCGCCGGATGGTGGTGCTGGGGCGCTTGCAATTGGATCGGATCGGGCTGGTGCTCAGGCGCCGGGCCGTGGATTCACGACGGCGAACGGCTGGTGGACGCGCGCAAACTCCCGCACCTTGGTAACGCCGGGCGGGGCGTCAACCGCAAACTCCCGCACCTGAGCGCCGGGCGGGGCGTCGCGGAGCTTCCGCGCCGCCAATACATCGACGAGTGGTTCGCCACTCTGCAGGCCCGCATGCGTGACGTGCGCGTGACCTGCGGCGACTGGAAACGTGTCGTCAAGGACTCGGTGACGACACGCCACGGCGTGACCGGCCTGTTCCTCGACCCGCCCTACACCAAGGGCGCGATGGATTACGCGGTCGGCGGTGTAGGTGGTGAGCTTGCCGACGAAGTGCGCGCCTGGTGCATCGCAAACGGCGCCGACAAGAAGCTGCGCATCGTCCTCTGCGGCCACGCTGGGGAGCACGACGAGGTGCTGCAGCACGGCTGGCACATCAGGACGTGGACGGCCCGCAAGGGCTACGCGCTGACCGATGAGGCCGTAAAGAACAGCGCGAGCGAAACCCTGTGGTGCTCACCGCATTGCGTGGCAGAGGCGCCCGCGATGGATGACCTTTTCGCGGAGATGCCCGCATGAGCCGCAGCGACGAATCCACCCCGCGCCACGAGCCGAGGTTCCGCCCGGCCGGTCCGGGTCTGACCTGTGCCCGCCAGTGCGATGACTGCGGCAACCGGGTGAGCGACACCTACGGCAGCAGCCGGCCCATGCGTCGCGGGGTGCGGGTGTTTGTGTGCCCGAGCTGCACGAAGAAGGCGAGGGCGGCATGAGCAAGCGCCTGTTCGTCCTGAGCCACCAGGCCGCCCGCGCGAACGCCCTGCGATACATCGCCGAAGCGCCAGCCGGGTACGTCATCACGGTCAAGCCGCCGACCCGTTCCCTCGATCAAAACGCGCTGCTGCACGGCCTGTTGACCGAGATAGCCGCGAAGGCTCTGCACGCCGGTCAGCGTTGGGATGTGGAGGACTGGAAGCGACTCCTAACTGCTGCCTGGCTGCGTGCCCGGAAGGAGTCGGCCATCTTTGTGCCGGCGCTCGACGGGCAGGGCTTCGACATCCTTTATCGGCGCACCTCCAAGTTGAGCAAGGCGGAGTGCTCAGAGCTCGTGGACTACATCCAGGCGTGGGCAGCGGGACAAGGAATTGGAGTCGAGCATGAAGCGGCGTGATCTATCGGGGCAAAGGTTCGGGCGCTTGACCGCCGTTGCGTTCGTGGGCACTTCGACAAAGAAGTCCATGTGGCAATGCGCCTGCGATTGCGGAGCCGAGAAGTTGGTGCGCAGCACGCACCTCACCGGAGGAAAGATCAAGTCATGCGGGTGCCTGCGCGACGAGTTGCACGTCGTGCGAGTCACAACGCACGGGATGAGCAAGACGCGGCCATATCGCATCTGGCGCGACATGCTCAACCGATGCCACTACGAGAAGTACCCAGAGCGGCACCTCTACGGCGGCCGCGGGATCGTGGTCTGCGACAGGTGGCGCCAGTCCTTCGAGGCGTTCATCGCCGACATGGGGGTGCCGCCCGCAAACCTGTCAATCGACCGAATCGACACGGACGGGAACTACGAGCCCGGCAACTGCAAATGGTCTACGGCCAAGGAGCAGGCGCGCAACCGGCGCAAACCGACGCGGCGGGGCGTCGTGTTCAACGAACAGGAGGCAGAGCATGCCCATTGAACTAGCGGTCCTCGCCATGTTCGGCAGCTTTGTTGCCGGCGCAATGACGGTATGGGGTCTTGTGGTGTGGGCAGGGGGTGACGAGTGATCCGCGCCGCTCTCGGCTTCATGTGGTCGGTCGTGCAAGTGGCGGCTGCAATGCTGGTTCTGACCGCTGTTGTGGTCGCCGCATTCCTGTTCATCGAGTTCGCCGTGAGCCTCTTGGGCGCGGTCAGGGTGGTGGCGTGAGAGAAGTAGCCGTCTTGTTCGCCCGAGCGGACAGCATCTACAAGACCCTGCCCGGCTGCGACGTGTGGGACATCGAGCGCGACGCCCGCAGGTGGCCGGGCGGTGCTCCGGTGGTGGCGCATCCGCCGTGCCGGGCATGGGGCCAGTTCGCCATGTTCGCCAAGCCGCGGCCCGACGAGAAGGCGCTTGCGCCGTGGGCGGTGCAGCAGGTTCGACAGTGGGGCGGGGTGCTTGAGCACCCGGCCGGCCCCCGCCTGTGGCCGGAACTGCATCTGCCGGCGCCAGGCGAACGCGATGGCTTCGGCGGCTGGACGCTGCCGATTCATCAACACTGGTGGGGACACCGGGCGGAGAAGAAGACGCGCCTTTACATCGTCGGCATCGAGCCGCGGGACATCCCCGCCATGCCGATGCGCCTAGACGAGCCGACCCACGTTATTGGCGACGTGGGCAGGGCGGGGCGTGGGAACAGGCCCGAAGTGTCGAAAGCCGAGCGCGAGCACACGCCGCTGGCTTTCGCGCAATGGCTGGTTGATCTTGCGCGCCGCACGACGACGCTAAGGGCCGCCGCATGACCCTGCGCACAACCCTCCGCCCCAAGCGCTGCAAGCAATGCCGCGAGCAGTTCATGCCGGCCAAGAGCATGCAATGCGTCTGCTCCCCGCTGTGCGCTGCCAAGTACGGCGCAGTTCAGGCCGCGAAGGTCAAGCACGCCGCGGAACTGGCCGACCGGCGCGAGACGCGGGCGCGCAAGGAAGCGCTGAAAACCCGCGGCGACTGGCTGAAAGAGGCGAAGGTGGCTGTGCAGCGATTCCGGCGCCTGGAAGAACTGGCGAAGGGCAGCGGCTGTATGAGTTGCGGCCGGTCGCAGGAAGAAGTGCATGGCACTGATGGATGGAGACCGGGCGGGGCGTGGGATGGGGGGCACTTCCTCAGCAAGGGCGCGCGGCCGGGGTTGGCACTGGAACCGCTGAATATCTGGCTGCAATGCAAATCCTGCAATGCGGGCTCAAGCAAGTACGCGCGCAAGGGCGCCACGGTCAACGCGTCGTTCCGCCTGAACCTCATCGACCGCATTGGCCTGGCCGCAGTGGAGGCGCTGGAAGCCGACCACACCCCCCGGCACTACAGCGCGGAAGAACTGAGGCGCATCAAGGCGGAATACACCGCACGGGCGCGGGAACTACGGAAGGCAGCGGAATGACTCCCCAAACAGAGAGCACAAGCGCCCGCATGCGCCGCTTCTTCGACGAGAACCACGACGAAGAACTGACGCTCGCCGACGCCTGCATCAAGTTCGGCATGAAACCCAGGTCGCTGTCCACACTGCTGTGGGACATGCGCAAGCGCGGCGAGATTGAAACCGTCACCGTCATTCGGCGGCCGAAGGGGATCGAGTGACCGCCACCTACGTCGAGCTGGTGGATGGCCGCGTCGTCACCAGAGATGCCGAGGAATGGCGCAACGAGTGCATGGCGCGGCATGTCCTGGCGATGCCGCTTGAGGACCGAAGGGAATGGCTGGCCGAATTCGAGAAGAAGCACGGCCCCGAGGAAACGGCACACCTCAAGTCAGCAATGACCGCTGTCCACGAGGTTCGGCGGGCGGATGCAGCAGCGAAGGGGAAGAAGTGAAGAAGCAGCGGATCGAGCGAGGCTTCGGGGCACATGGGGTTCCGATTCCGAACGGCACGTCGGTCGAGGTGGCCGTCCCAGTGCTCGCAGAGGATGTGCCACACGGCGCCTCCGTATGGGTTCGCCTGACGCTCCCAAGCGGCGCCAGCCTACGGTTCAAGGGCCGCGTATCGAGGGAGGCGCAATGACAGCAACCGACGACCGCCCCACCATCAGCGAGCGCTACAGCTCGGCGACTGAATCAAGCAACCTGCGGGTAACAGACAAGCGCGGGGACGCTGACCTGCTCATTGCCTCCGGGTGGCTGCAAGACAGCCTGGGCTCACTCCTGCTGCGCCTGCGCGTTGAGTTCGATGGGGTGCGGGCAGAGGTTCGCCGGGCGCCGCTGAACACGACCGAGCGGCTGCTGATCCTGTCGCAACTCAAGACGCTGCGGGAGACGCGCGAGGAATTGGGCCGGTTCGCAATCCAGCAAGCCACCAAACGCAAGTACATGCACCCCGATGCGGAAGTGCTGCGCCTCGTCGGCCGTGCGCTCGACATCCATCTAGACCCCGGATGCCCGCACTGCGACATGCGGGGCTTCAATGGGGGAACGCATCGAGCCGAGCCGCAAGTCATCTGCAAGCCATGCCACGGCACCGGGCACCGCAAAGAGGCGGTAGGCAAGGATGCCGAATCGCAGGCGTTCGGGGCGTTCCTGCTTGGGGCAATGGAGCGCATGCAGGCAAACGCGGCCAGCGGCATTGCGTATGCGCTGATGACGGACTAAGGGGGACGACGATGGCAAACGGTAAAATCAAGGTTTCGGTCGAACAGGTGATCCATGACGCGCTTGAATCGCTCGCGCAGAAGGTGTTCGATCAATATGGCATTCAGATCCACAGCGTCGACTTCGGCTGGTGGGATGTGTCCTCAGTGGCGAAGCGTCGGATGATGGTTTCATCGGTGCGAGTGGACAGCGAGAGCGCGCAGGAAAAAGGCCGCGACGAAATAACTGGACAGGGTTAGCGGATATGTGATAATGCGCGCACCCACACTCTGCTGCGGCGCTTGTGGTGAATTCGACGGCTGCCAAGCCTAACCCCGTGCCGACCGGGGAGCCCTGCAAGGGCTGACTGTCGGCGCAAGATTCAAAGGCCCGCCCTTCGCAAGATCGGCGGGCTTCTTCGTTTCGGGCGGCCAGTCTCGCCACACGCACGCTGCTAGTCAGCACATGGCTGCGCCGCCCACCCCACACAGATAGCGGAACCGGCCCGCTCTCTCCGCGCGGCGCCACGCGTGAGCCGGGGTGGCGATACGGCGAGGGCCAGCGGCATGCAGTTCGTGCCGTCAAGCCTGGGCATCACACGATGCACCGGGGTCCGATGGCTCTCCATCCAGAGGTCGATCGCATGGTGATGGCAGCACCACGGCCGTGCACCTTCCCGGGCTGCGGCGTGCTGGTGCGCGGTGGCAGCCGGTGCGAGAAGCATCACGTGGCCGCGTGGTCCGTGAAGCGGCCGACGCCGACGAAGCGCATCACGGGCAGACGTCTGCAAGCCATGCGGCGTGAGCTGTTCGCAGCCAACCCGCTGTGCGTCGAATGCCAGCGCGCCGGCCGGGTGCGCCTGGCCACGCAGCGAGACCACAAGGTGCCGCTCGCCGAAGGCGGCAGCGACGACCCGGGCAACGTGCAGGGCCTGTGCCACGACTGCCACGAGGCGAAGTCGCTGGCCGAAGCGCTGAGGGGGAGGGGCGGGGCAAAAGTCTAGAGCCCTTGCCCGGGAAAC